TGGGTATCTTCGAGCAGTAGATGATGTTTACTGGTATGACAAGAAAGTATTTGAATTAATAGCAAAGGGAAAGAGTGTAGCTGAATTAAGTAGAGATACAAAGATTGGTTACTATTCTCTTTACAATACATACAATAAAGTAAAGAATAAACTAAAAGACGATTTATTATGAAACTTGGAGATTTAATAGAACAGATCACAACATACACAGGTATTAAATGGCTTGTAAAAAAGATATGGGGAGATGATTGCGGATGCGATGATAGGAAGAATAAATTAAACGATGTAGAACTTTGGTAATTATGACTTTAGAAGATAGAGCAACTTGGGAAGATTTTAAAGCGAATGTACACAATAGATTAACTCCAGAATATAGGAAAATACTTTGTACATTACACGCACAATATTATAATCACAGATACAACGAACCCTGCACTTGTAATGGAAAGATTTACAAGATGTGGATAGCAGATATGGATAGAGTTTATGGTGGGTAAAATACACAAGTTAGAACAAGCAATAGTACAAATATTAAATCTTGATGGATGGCAGCTTAAATGGACTGGAGAGGGTTCACAAAGTTGGGATGCAGAGGGATTAACTCCTAAAGGCAAGGAGTGTGTTATAGAGATGAAGTTTAGGAATAAACACTATGATACAAAAATGCTTGAGAAGTTTAAATATGACAAGCTAATAGCCACAGGTAAGGTTGCTTTATACTTTGTCAATGACCCAAAGGCAAACTATTTATTTTGGTTAAATGATATTGAATTGCCAACACCAGTAAAAAAGTATTGTCCAGAAACTACAATGTGGGGAAATAAGAAAGTTTTAAAACCTTGTTACCTACTTGAAGAGAGTAAGGCGGTAATGATAAATAAAAATAATTCTGAAAATAATTAACTTTTTTTGTTAACATCTCAATTATTTGTTTTATATTTGCTTAACTTTAAAAAACTAAACAAGATGAAAAATTTAAGTAGAGCAGCGAAATTAGGAAAGCAAACTGAAAAGATTTGTATGTTATCATTAATTATTATTTTAGGTTACTTTGTAACAAGAACAATATCAACTTTAATATTTAGCATATAATGAGAAGTACACAACCACATTACGACAATGGAAACTCCTACGATGTTATCGATGTTATTAATGATTATAACATAAACTTTTGTAGAGGTAACATAATAAAGTATGTTATACGAGCAGGTAAGAAGAAAGATGAACTACAAGACCTGCTAAAAGCACAAGATTATTTAAATAGAGAAATAGAACTAATAAGACAAAGCAAATAGATATGGAAAGATTTGATGACGAACTACACCACCATTTAAAAAGCGAAGAGGAAACTTTTGAATGCCAAGAGTGTGGAACACCAATAGAAAGAGAATACGGATATTGCAGTTGGGATTGTCATAAAGCATCAATGTTATAAAACAAAAGACAATGAAAATATTTTTATCAATAATTTTATGGATAGTAGTAGCCCGAGTATTTATGTGGGTTGGGAAAAGAATTTTTAAGGACAAAAATAAATTTTACGAATAATGATTTTACTTGTAGATGCTGATAGCTTGATTTTCGCAAGTTGTTATAGGAAAAGACAAACACCAGATGATAGTCCTTATTACGAAAAACTATTAGATGCTACTGATAAGTTTGATGAGCAGTTAATGGGTATTGTAAATGATCTGGAGGAACATTATGAAGTTGATAAGGTTCTTATATTTAGTGGTTCTTTAGGTAACTTTAGAAAGCTGATAACAAAGAAATACAAAGCCAATAGAACAAACCAACAAAAGCCACCATTATTAAACGAGGTACACGCATACGTTAAGGAAAAGCATAATTCTATTTATGGGTATGGTGTTGAAACAGATGATATGGTTTCAAGGTATTGGAATGATTTATCAAAAGAGTTTGGCAGAGATGAGGTTATGATTGTTTCAATAGATAAGGATTACAAACAGTTCCCTTGCTTGATGTACAACTACCATTATAAACACAAGGTGGTTTATGATATTACAGAAGATGAGGCAATGTATAATTTCTACGAGCAAATGATTGTAGGGGATACTGCTGACAATGTAAACTACTTTAAAGGTAAAGGAAAGAAGTTTGCAGAAAAGTATTTAGCTGATTGCGATAGTCATTACCAATATACAAAAAAGATGTATCAACTTTTCAAAGAGGTACACAAAGGAAAAGCAAAACAAAGGTACATAGAGTGCTATAATTTATTAAAATTAAGAACAAATTAATATGGAAACATTAAACAGGATTTACGAATATGTAAATGAAAAATTAGAGATTGATATCAAAGAAGATACAAGAAAAAGAAAATACGCAGAGGGTAGAGCATTGTTCTATGGCTTGTCAAAGAGTTTGACAAAAGAAACTTTAGGTACAATAGGAAACTATTTAGGTCGTGACCACGCCACAGTGTTACACGGAATTAAAAATATCTTACCAATTATAGACAAGAATTTAGTTGCAAACGCATATACCTATTTCGAAAACACAGAAGCACTACCAGATAATTTCTTTAAGAAGTTACAGTTGGATAACAACAAACTAAAGTATAAACTTGAGAAAGCAGAAAAGGTAATTAAAAAGATGCCATCACTAATAAAGATTTCTGAACTATTAGAAGAACTTGATGACAACCAATGTGCTGCTTTAGTTGAGAGAATGGAAGCATCTGCATATATGATTAAAAAAGAAAAGCATTACAATTTAGAACCTAAACAAATAGAGGGAGCATTAAGATAATGGAGAAACAAACATTAAGAGAGTTTAAAGACAAGCAATATAAATTTGTAAGAGATAACATTAACAACCATAAATTAAATTCATTAACAGGTTGGATAGATTTAGCTAAAGTAGATTTACAAAAAACAAGGAAAAAAAAGAAACGATACTAACATAAATTAAAGACAAGATGAACACACAAGAAATTAAAAGAGGAGAGTACATTGCTTATTACCCAATAAGTAAATTAAAAATGGCAACAGTAAATAGAGATACTGTAACAAAACACGCATATAATTTTAAAGAAAAATTAAATGATTACGGATGGATGATGCCAATAATAGCATCTGCAAATGGAGATGTTATAGAGGGACATCATAGAATACATAGTGCTAAACTTTTAAAACAAAAAACTATACCTGCTTACATTGTTGATTGGGTTAATACAAATAAAGAAGCAGATCATTTAAAAGCTATTATTAGTTTGAACAATGGAAATAAAGCGTGGACTACTGCTGATTATTTAAAATCATTTGCAAGGGATAATGAAAATTATAAAGTAGTTTATGAAGCACATCTAAAAAATATAAACAATATTTCTGTTGGTAATGTTGTAAATTGTTTCTTTGGAAAAACAAAAGGAGCTGGATTTAAAAGAGGTACATCTAAAATAATAGATTTAAAATTCTCTTTATACCTTTTAGAAAAAATATCTTTTTTAGTTGCTAAACACGGAAAAAGAAAGATACAGGCATACTGCGTTAGAGAAATGATTAATATCGGTTTTGTAGCAGCAAAAAGAAATATTAAAACAATGGATTTCTTATTTAATGAGTATGATAAAATGGCGATTGAAAACAATGGTGTTTTAACATCTATAACATCATTTAAACCAACTATGGAACTTTTCTTAAAATTAAGTCCTAAATCTAAATAATATGAAAATACTAAATCTATATGCTTGTTTAGGTGGTAACAGATACAAGTGGAACGAAGTAAAAGAAGATATAGAAGTAACAGCTATTGAACTTGACCCAGAAGCTGCAAGGTTGTACCAAGAACGTTTTCCGAATGACAAAGTAGTTGTAGCGGATGCACACCAATATTTACTTGACCATTATAAAGAATTTGATTTTATATGGAGTTCCCCTCCTTGTCCAACGCATAGCAGATCAAGATTTGCAAGGCACGAAACAACAACATCTGTTTATCCAGATATGAAGTTATACCAAGAAATACTATTATTGGACAATTACTTTAAAGGAAAATATGTGGTTGAGAATGTTATCCCTTTTTATACTCCTTTAATACCTGCTAAAAAAAGAGGTCGGCATTTATATTGGACTAACTTTAATTTACCTAATGATGTTGGAGAAAGAAAAGGTGGTATAATGGAGGGAAAAGATGAGGTTACCCAATGGTGTAAGTTTCATAACTACGACTTTAGAAAATACAAAGGAAAACAATCAACACAAAAAATGGCAAGAAACCTTGTGGATTATGAAGTTGGTAAAAAAATATTTGAAACAGCTTTAGGTATTATTAGAAAACAAGACATTAAACAAACAGAATTATTTTAAGATGAAATCGTTTATGAAAATAATAAATATATTAAAACTCATATTTTATGGTGTTCTAATAGCTTTATTATTAACTTTCATAAATGTATCAATAGCATTAATTTTTATAATATAATAAATGAAAAACGATAAGCAATTAGATTACTTAAAAGTAGTATTACTTGGTCAACTTACTATTGAAGCAATAGAAGATTTACAAGGAACTAACAAATACAAACAGAACATAAAAAATCAAGGGAACAAGTTTCTAAATATGTTAGAGAGTTATGTACAAGATGACTACAATACCGTTTACCTAAACAACCAAGAGATGACCACAAACGTATTGAGAAAGATTACTACGTTAATGGACAAGATAAAGAACTCGGACATAGATGAACTTGTAATGATTGATGCAATAATAGATAAATACATAGACAATCAAGAATGGTTTATGAAACACGCATCTGCTGACTTTTTAAAATTAGATTAAAATAAATTAAAAATAACTATATACTAATATGCAACTAATAAACATTCAAGAGGTTAGACCTAATGAAAACAATCCAAGATTTATAAAGGATTACAAATTCAAGAAACTTGTAAAATCTATTAAGGAGTTCCCAGAGATGTTAAAGTTAAGACCTATCGTAGTAAATAAGGATATGGTTGTGCTTGGTGGGAATATGCGTTTAAAAGCGTGTAAGGAAGCAGGACTTAATGAAGTGTGGATTTTAATAGCTGATGAATTAACAACAGATCAAGAGAGAGAGTTTATAGTAAAAGACAATGTAGGTTTTGGAGAATGGGATTGGGATGTATTAGCAAACGATTGGAATGGTCAGCAAGTAGACGATTGGGGATTAACAGTAGTACCATTTGAAGATAGTTTAGAAGAAGTATTAGAAAAACAAATAGCGAAACAAGATAAGGAAACAAACACTTGTGAAGTGTGTGGTAAAAATGTAATATGAAAGAAAACCAAAACAGAACCGAACACCATAAAAAAGCAATCATAGAAGCGTTGGAAAAATCTTTAGGGGTTGTCACAACTGCTTGTAAGATAGCAGGTGTAGGTAGAACTCAATTTTATCAATGGTTAAAAGATGATGAAGTATTTGCAAGACAAGTAAAAGATGTAGAGAACATAGCTTTAGATTTTGTAGAGAGTAAGTTGTTTGAGAACATAAGAGATGGTAAAACATCTGAAACTATATTTTATTTAAAAACAAAAGGTAAGGGTAGAGGTTATGTAGAAAGACAAGAGATAACTGGAGCTGATGGAATGCCTACTAAATTTGAAATAGAAATAATAAAGCGTGAAGATAAAAACTAATGTTGTTTTCGAACATCTTTTAAATTCAGACAAGAAGATTACAATAGAGCAGGGAGGAACAAGAAGTGGAAAAACCTATAATGTTCTTTTATATATTATCTTTAAATACTGTTTAGAGAATACAGGTAAGACAGTTACAATATGTAGGAAAACATTCCCAGCTGTTCGTAGTTCTGTTATGCGTGATTTTTTAGATATACTAAAGCAGTATAAATCATATTCAGAGTTAAGCCACAATAAGTCAAACCACGAGTACAAACTAAACGGAAACCTTATTGAGTTTATTTCTTTAGACCAACCACAAAAGGTAAGAGGTAGGAAAAGAAACTTACTATTTATAAATGAAGCAAACGAATTAGATTACGAAGATTGGCAGCAGTTAATCTTTAGAACAGAAGATAAAATAATTCTTGACTTTAATCCATCGGATGAATACCATTGGATATATGACAAGGTAATACCACGAGAAGATGCCGATTTCTATATTACTACTTATTTGGATAATAGCTTTCTTAATAAAAGCATTACTGAAGAAATAGAACGTTTAAAGGAAACAGATGAAACCTATTGGCAAATTTATGGATTAGGTTTGAAAGGTGTTTCTAAAGCTACTATATTTAATTACACAGAAGTAAACCACATACCACACGATGCAGAGTTTATAAGCTATGGAGCAGATGCAGGGTACTCCAATGACCCAACTACTTTAGTTTCTGTTTATCGTAAAGACCACAACCTATATATCAAAGAACATATATACCAAACACAAATGACTACCTACGATATTAGCAGGAAGTGGAAAGATATAGGTATTGAAAGAGAATTGATTTACTTTGATAGTGCTGAACCAAGATTAATCGAGGAGTTAAGAAGAATGGGTTTTAATGTACGACCAAGTTTAAAAGGTGCTGATAGTATCAACGCAGGGATAGACCTCTTAAAACGTTTTAAAATACATATAGAGAAAGACAGTCATAATTGCATACAAGAGTTTAGAAACTACAAATGGCAAGAGGACAGATCTGGAAAGATGATAAACAAACCAGTAGATAAAAATAACCACACAATCGATGCGGTCAGATACGCTACATATTCTGTATTAAGCAAACCTAACTTTGGAAGATACGCTATACAATAAAAATAAACACGACCTCTACATATTGTAAGGGTTTTTGTTTCTAAAATATTTAAGAATTAACTATATACTTATATGAAAGTCGATTTAATAGTACCTAATAGTTTAAACGAAGTTACTTTAGGACAATACCAAGAGTATTTAAAACTAAAGGATTTAACAGAAACACAACTATCATTCAAGATGATTGAAATATTTTGTGGGGTTAAAGCTGAATACGTTAGGTTATTAAAAGCAAGTGATGTTACAGATATTGTAAATATAATGTCTGCAATGTTTGAAAGCAAACCAAGTTTAGTACACACCTTTAAAATGGGTGGTGTTGAGTATGGGTTTATTCCTAACCTTGATGAGATGAGTTTTGGAGAATATATTGACCTTGATACCAGTATAGGAGATTGGGATAATATGAACAAGGCAATGGGTGTGTTATACAGACCAATAGAAATGAGAAAAGGAAACAGGTACACTATAAAGGAGTACGATGCAGGAGATACAGAGCATTTAAAAGATATGCCATTAGATGCTGTAATCAGTTCTATCCTTTTTTTTTATCATTTAGGGAACGAATTGTGTCAAATTACGATGAACTCTTTGGAGCAAACGGAGGAAACACTCTTACAAGAGTATCTCAATTCGGAACAAAGTGGGGTTGGTACTCAAGCGTTTATGCTCTCGCTCAATCAGATATTAGACGATTTGAAGATATCACTAAATTAAAAATGCACGAATGTTTATTATTTCTAACGTTTGAAAAAGAGAAACAAGAAATAGAGGCAAGTAATATAAAAAATAAATTCAATGCAGGGAATTAGAGGTTTTTACCAATTAACGGAAACAATAAAAGAGCAGCTACTAAATGATGTAAATGTCAATACTGTAACTACTGGAGATATAACAGAAATAGATTTATCTAAACAAACTATATTCCCTTTAAGTCATATTATTGTAAACAACGTAATCACAGAAGAACAATATTTGTCTTTTAACATTACAGTTATGGCAATGGATATTGTAGATGAAAGTAAAGAACCTACAACAGATATATTTAGAGGTAACGACAATGAGCAGGATGTACTGAATACTCAATTAGCAGTATTAAATAGATTGACAATGTTGTTAAGAAAAGGAAACTTGCATAGTGATTTATACCAGTTAGATGGTTCCCCTAATTGTGAGCCATTCTATGAAAGGTTTGAAAACAAGTTAGGTGGTTGGGCGTGTACCTTTGATGTATTTATTCAAAACGATATTAATATATGCAACTAAAAGAAACGCAGATAGCTTTAAATAAGTTTGCTAAATATGTTATACAACAAAGTAGAAGCAGATTAACTAAAGGTAGAAAAAAATATGGTTCTTATAATGACACAAAGAAACTATATAACAGTTTAGATAGTGATATAAAAGTTTCTAAAAATAGTTTTCAGTTAGAGTTTATGATGGAAAATTATGGTGTTTTTTTAGATAAAGGTGTAAAAGGTAAAACATCAAGTTCTAAAGCACCAAACAGTCCATTTAGGTTTGGTAGTGGTACAGGTAAAAAAGGTGGTTTAACAAATGGAATAAATAAATGGGTAAGAAGAAAAGGTTTTCAGTTTAGAGATAAGAAAGGTAGGTTTATGAGTTATGATAGTACCGCTTTTTTAATCAGTAGAAGCATATATAATAAAGGAACTAAACCAAGTTTATTCTTTACAAAACCATTTGAAAAAGCATTTAAGAACTTGCCTAAAGAAATAGTTACAGCATACGCATTAGATGTAGAAAAACTTTTAGGTAATACAATAAAAGACAATTTAAAATAATATACAATGGCAATAAATTTAAGAAGTCCGTATTATGTAAATTATGGGGATGATGAAATGGCTTATTCTATCCTTAAACTATATGTATGGACTGGTCCAACAGAAGATATTCCAGCTACACCTCAATACACTTTGAGAAAGAATGTAATTACTGGAGAAACAGAGAACTATTATGAGGTTTCAGAACTTATAAGGGATTATTTAGATTTAACTTTTAATAATACATATGAAGACAACCAAGTGCTTTATGTAAAAACAGTTTTAACTGGGTACGAAAGTGATGGTTCAGAAATAACTACTGACGAATTAACAAAATTTGCTTTTGATGGTTATTCTTATTTTGAGGAAAATGGTTTTGATGTAGAAGATAATCCATTGATGATTTCTAACAGACAAATATTCGCACTTGCTGACAACCTTGTTAGAGTTCCAATAAACACAAAAAACAACCCTACCATTACTTTTCTAAAAAATGGTGTTATAGTAGGTACATATAGTTACAATAGTAGTACAGATACAGAAGACCAGATTAAATACATCACATTAGGTGGTACTACTGATGACGATAGTTATATAGATAGGATTTTAAATGATGGTGGAGTATATGAAGCTAATAAATGTATCGTAGCTTTCTTGGATGAATACGAGGTCGGAGAAGTTGATGAAATTAGAGTAAGCGATGACAATGTAGAACTTGAAACAGTAAAGGTTAAAACTTTAGAAGAATGCAAATACAGTCCAAAGAAAGTAACGTTTATAAATAAGTTTGGAGCATTACAAGATATGTATTTCTTTAAAAAGTCAGTTGAGAAAATGACTGTTAAAAAAGAAACTTACAAATCAAATATTTTAAGTGGTGGCACATACAATAGAACGCATCACGTTAACAGAGAATTTAATGTAGTTGGAAAAGAAAGCGTTACTTTTAGTAGTGGTTTTTTAAGTGAGGAATACAACGAAGTGTTTAAACAAATGATGTTGTCTGAAAAGGTTTGGTTTACAAATGAAAAATCTGAAGCAATACCAATCAACGTTAAGACATCAAACATCACTTATAAGACATCTTTAAATGATAGGTTGGTAGAATACACTTTTGATTTTGATAATTCATTTGACACGATAAACAACATTCGATAGATGCAGGTAATTCAGTTATACATAGGTGGGCAAAGAGTTGATATGTTCAAGGATGAGAGTGTAAGTATTACGCAATCAATTCAAAACGTAAAAGATATCGGTAAGGTGTTTACTGACTTTTCAAAAACGTTTAGTTTACCAGCAAGTAAAACAAATAATAAAATATTTAAACATTATTACAATTTTGATATCGTTGGAGGTTTTGATGCAAGATTTAAAGTTAATGCAACAATAGAATTAAATAATCTACCTTTTAAAAATGGTAAAATAAAACTTGAAGGAGTAAGTTTAAAAAATAATAAACCACATACATACAAGGTTACTTTCTTTGGTGGAATTGTAACACTAAAAGATTTATTAGGGGAAGATAAATTGAGTGTTTTAGAAAGTTTAAATATATCTCCAAGTCCAATTTATGATGAAGATAATTTAAAAAGTCATTTAAGATTAAATCCAGCAACAAACGATTTAATAGTTCCGCTTATAACACATACGCAAAGATTGTATTATCACACATCACAAGACGTTGCTAATACTGGTAATTTACATTGGCACGGAGGTGGTGGTCAGCACGTTCACGGATTAGTATGGAGTGAATTAAAATACGCTTTAAGAATACATAATATAATTCAAGCAATACAAACTAAATACAATATAAACTTTTCAGATGATTTCTTTAACACTACCAATTCTGTTTACTATGATTTGTTTATGTGGTTGCATAGAAAAAAGGGAAACGTTACACAAGGAACTGAAACAACCTTTGTGCAGCAAATAACTACTTTTCCAGATTTTACATCTGGAGAGTATTTAGAATGTAGTGACGATTTAGGTTTTTCAATAGTTGAATTAAAAGAAGATATTGATATTAATGAATTTTACTATAAAATTGTTAGAACAAGCACATCTCCTATAAGTGTACAAATATTAAGAAACGGTTTAGTTGTTGCTGAAGAAACAAATATAACAAGTACAAATATAGATATTCAGATACCGCAATCAAGTTGGCAAACTGGAAACTTTACTGTTATTTTTGAATTTGAAGCATCTATGACATTAACATCAACTGGTTTTTATTTAAGAGCAAGGCAAGGGGATAGTGATGAAGTTAATGAAAACGTATTAGCTACAAATGTAGGTTTGACAGAAACCTTTGATTTTATTATCACACAACAAATACCAGAAATAAAGGTTATTGATTTTTTAACCAACTTGTTTAAAATGTTCAATCTTACGTCTTATGTTGATGATAATGATGTAATACAAATTTTACCATTAGATGATTATTATGCAGCTGGTGGTTCTTATGATATTACAAAATATATAGACGTAGAAAAAAGTCAAGTAAATATTGCATTGCCTTATAAACAAGTTTCTTTTTCTTATGAAGATACAGAAACAGTTTTTGCTGCTTTTCATAATCAACTAAACAATAATGAGTTTAGTAAAATAAGTTACACACAAACAGTAAATAATGAACAAGTTGATGGTTCGTTATATGATATTAAACCGAGTTTTTCAGTTATGAAATACGAAAGGTTGATTGATGCAGATGATAATTCACAGACATCAATACAATGGGGTTTTTATGTAGATGATAATTTTGAACCTTATATTGGTAAACCTTTAATATTCTACCCAGTTCACACACAAATTAAAGATGGTACAACAAATGAAGAAATAAGTTATGTAACCTCTTTAAATGCAGATGGTACTTTTGCAACACACGAAGATATAGTTGGAAGTATAAATATGCCATCTAATTACACATCTTTTTCAAGTGACACAACAACACCAACTTTGAATTTTAATGCAGAATTAAACGAGTATCATAACACTACATTTACATCAACATTGTTTAAAGAATATTATGAAGATTACATTCAAGGTGTTTTTAATTTAAAAAATAGGGTTTCAAAAGTAACTGCTTATCTACCATTAAAGGTATTGCTTAATTATTCATTAGCTGATAGGTTTGTAATAAATGGAAATAGCTATAAAATTAATTCAATAACAACTAATTTAGAAAGTGGCAAATCTGAATTAGAATTATTAAACGACCTATGATAAAGAATATATTAGATTTATTAAAGTTTGCAAAAGGAGAAACAGAGAGCATACAAATAGCACAGGGTAAATACAAGCTACCTATGACATTAAAAGAGGGGTACAAAGCAATAAAACAAGAAATAATATGGCAGAAAAAGTAGTAGTTGAATTAGAAGCTAAAACTGGTAAAGCAGAAGCAAGTTTACAAGACGTTGCTAATGCTATTAAAGATATTGGTAAACAAAATGAAGAAGTAGTAAAAAGCCAATCTAAATTAGGTAAGGGCATTAAATCATTAGGTAAAGGTTTTAAAGGTTTAGGTCTTGCTATGAAAGCTGCTGGTTTTGCAATAATAATGAAAATTGTTGACAAACTTGGAGAAGCATTAATGAGAAACCAAGAAATTGCCGATACAGTTAATACTGTTTTTACTGCAATAGGGATTGTATTTAAACAAGTTTCTGATGTAATGTTAAATGTGTTTAAAAGCGTATCCGATGCTACTGGTGGTTTTGATGCTTTACAAAAAGTTTTAGGGGGTGCTTTAAGTATATCTATTAATCTTGTTGTAGGTGCTATTCAAGGTATGATGCTTGGAGTTAAGAAAGCACAATTAGCTTGGGAAGAGAGTTTTTTAGGAGATGGAGACCCAAAAACAATAAAGAGATTAAATTTAGAAATTGAAGAGGTTGGGAATAAGTTAGATGAAACTGGGGACAGAATTAAAAAAGCAGGTTCTGATATTTCTGATAATTTTATAGAAGCCGTAGGAGAAGTAGGGGAATTAGCCACAGGTGTTGCAGAGGGTGTTTCAAATGCTATTGAAAAAATAGATGTTAAATCTGCCTTTAGTCAAGCGAAAAGAGTTGTTCAAAACAAAAAGAATTATGGTTTATTAGAAGCACAAAGCCAAAGATTAATTGAGAAATATGATTTAGAAGCAGAAACACAAAGGCAAATAAGAGATGACGAAAGAAAGAGTGTAGCAGAAAGAATAAAGGCAAATGATGAATTGCTAAATGTTTTAAATAAACAAGCAAGTGAAGAAAAGAAAGCGATTGATATTCGTATTTCTGCATTACAAGAACAAGTAAGGTTAGAGGGAGAAAGTGCAGAATTAACTAAAGAGTTGTATGACCTTAATACTGAATTAATAGCTATTGATGCAAAGGTAGCAGGTTTTAAATCAGAACAATTAGTTAATGAGGCAGCTTTACAGAAAGAGAACATAGAACTTTTAAACACAAAAAAAGAGAGTGAAAATAAATTATCTTTAGAACAAAAAAGGTTTAATGCCGAGCAAATAGAAGATGAACTTTTAAGGTTAGAGAAATTAAAAGAGGTTGATGAATTAGAAGCTGAACAAGAAACTATTAGATTACAAGCAATAGTTGATAATGCAAATGCAGGGACACAAGCAAAGATTGATGCCCAAATAGCATTAGATGAATTTACAAAACAATCAGAACAAACAAGTGTCACAAGGGCAAAAGAAATTTCAAAAGCAAAAATAGATATTGCTAAAAAAGAGGAAGATGCAAAAAAAGCATCTCTTAATGGTTATGCATCTGCTTTAAGCGAAATCTCTGGTGTTATTGGTCAAGAAACTGCTGCTGGTAAATCTATTGCTATTGCATCATCTTTAGTGAATACTTATGCATCCATAAGTGGACAATTAAGTGCCTTTTCAAAAGTACCAGTGCCTGGTTATGCTATTGCACAAGCAATCGCTACTGGTGTTGTAGGTTTTGCGAATGTTAAAAAAATAGCAAGTGTAAAAATACCGAAATCAAGTGGTGGTGGTGGAGGTAGTGTTGGTTCTCCTCCATCTGCTACTGTGTCTACACCTCCTGCATTTAATGTTGTTGGTGCAAGTGATACAAACCAATTAGCGAGTGCAATAGGTAGCCAATCACAAGAGCCAACAAGAGCATATGTGGTTTCTAATGATGTAACTACTGCACAATCAATGGATAGGAATATTGTAGATGGAGCATCTATTTAAAACCTTTTGGTTTTGATTTAAAAAGACAAAATAAAAACATTATAACTATATACAAATATGAATATAATAGAGTTAATATTAGACGAAGATAATAACGAAATTGGAATTGAAGCTATTAGCGTAGTTGAAAACCCTGCTATTGAAGAGGACTTTGTTGCTTTGAATAGTAATATTATAGAATTAAAAGAAGCTGATAAAGAAAAGAAGTTACTTGTTGGTGCTTTATTGATACCTAACAAACCTATATACAGAAGAAGTGGAGATGAGGAGTATTATATATACTTTTCAAAAGATACTGTTGTTAAAGCATCTCAAATGTATTTAATGAATGGTAACCAAAGCAAAGCTACTTTAGAACACGAACACGATATAAATGGACTTACACTTGTTGAAAGTTGGATAGTTGAAGATGAGGTTCACGATAAGTCAAGAAAGTTTGGTATGAATGTTCCAGTAGGAACTTGGATGGGTTCTGTTAAAGTAAATAATGATGAGGTTTGGAATGACTTTGTAAAAACTGGTAAGGTAAAAGGTTTTAGTATTGAGGGTTACTTTGCAGATAAAATGGAAAGACCTAAAGAACCGATTTCAGATCTGCAAGAAGAGTTAAAAGCGATAGAGGAAGCAGAAGCAGAATATATGTTATCTCAAATTAAGGCGGTTATTAAAAACGATAAACGACTTAAAAAAGGCAAGAGAACAGAAATGGAAAGTTTTTCTGACTATCCACAATCAGTAAGTAACAATGCTAAAAGAGGTATTGAATTAAATAAGAAAGTAAATAACAAGTGTGCTACACAAGTTGGCAAGGTAAGAGCACAACAATTAGCAGACCGAAAACCTGTAAGTATGGAAACTATCAAACGTATGTTTTCATATTTAAGTAGAGCAGAGGAATACTACAAGACAGGAGATACCGAAGCGTGTGGTTATATATCTTATTTATTATGGGGTGGTAAATCGGCAAAGAGTTGGGCAGAGAGCAAAATAAAACAAGATGAGAAAAAATAACAATACCACACCAAGTAGAACAAGTCCTAAATCAAGCAAAAGAGGTTGTTTGTGTAAGAACAATACATACTCTAAAAAGTGTTGTGATGGTAGCTTACAAGCACAAGGAATAGGTAGAACCTCGACTACTGTATAAACGAAAATACAAATTAATTATTTTAATACTATATATTTATATGAAACCAAGTGAAATGTTAAGTCAAGTAAAAACTCTTTTAGGAGTTGAGGTAAAACTTGAACAAATGAAATTAGAAAACGGAACTGTTTTAGAAGCAGATGCGTTTGCAGAGGGTAACGAAATCTTTATTGTAACCGAAGATGAGCGAGTAGCTTTACCAGTAGGGGAATACGTTTTAGAAGATGGTCAAACTTTAGTAATCGAAGAAGAAGGTCTTATTAAAGAATTGAAATCTGAAAACGAAGAAGCTAAAGAAGAAGAGGTAGAAGTAGAAGCTGAAGAAGAAGAAAAAGAAGAAGAAATGGGTTACGCTACTAAAGAAGAACTTGCAGAGGTTAAATCAATGATTGAAGAAATCAAAGCAATGTTAGAACCTAAAGAGGAGATGAGTGAAGAGCCAAAAGAAGAATTAAAAGAGGAAGTAGAACTTTCTGAAGTTCCTCAAGAGGTTGTTAATGAAATCCCAGAAGAAGTAAAACAAGAATTATCTGAACCTGCTGCTGAACCAATTAACACAAACGCAGAAGTTTCAAAAACACAAGTAAAATTCAATATTGCATCTAAAAGAAAGATGTCTACATTGGATAGAGTAATGAGTAAAATGAATAAATTTTAATAACAAATAAATTAAATAAAAATGAGTGTATCTTTAACATCAAGCTATAACGGGGAATTCTCGGGTAAATTTATAGCGAGTGCATTATTATCAGCATCAACTTTAGATAGTGGTGCTATTTCAATTCTACCAAACGTAAAGTTTAAATCTGTTATCCAAAAAGGAGCAACTGATGACATCGTAAAAGATGCATCTTGTGACTTTGTAACTAATCAAGGAACTTTAACTTTAACGGAAGCAGTATTGCAACCAGAAGAGTTTCAAGTAAATTTAGAACTATGTAAGAAAGACCTACATAATTCGTGGCAGGCTGCCCAGATGGGGTACTCATCATTCGATAATTTAGCACCATCTTTTGCAGAATTTGTAATTGCTCACGTTGCTGCAAAGGTAGCTGATAGAACAGAGAAAAACATTTGGAGTGGAGCAACTGCAACAAGTGGACAATTCGATGGATTTACTGCAAAGTTAACTGCTGATACAGATGTAATCGATGTAACTGCTGGAACTGTAACTGCTGCAAACGTAATCGCTGAATTAGGAAAAGTAGTAGATGCTATTCCAACTGCTGTTTACGGACAAGAAGATTTAACATTATATGTATCTTCAAATGTAGCAAGAGCATACATTAGAGCATTAGGAGGTTTCGCTGCAACTATTGGAGCAAATGGTTCTGACAACAAAGGAACTCAATGGTACAACGGAGGAGAATTATCTTTCGATGGTATCAACATTTTCGTAGCTAAAGGATTAGCTGATAACACAATGGTAGCTGCACAAAAATCAAACTTATATTTTGGAACTGGTTTATTAAACGACCAAAACGAAGTAAAAGTAATTGATATGTCAGATATCGATGGTTCTCAAAATGTTAGAGTAATTATGAGATTTACCGCAGGTGTACAACACGTTTTCGGTGGAGATATCGTACTTTATTCTTAAAATTAATTAATAATCATTAAAGGGGGTGGGTATGCGAAATGCACATCTACCCTTTTTTATTTAAAACAATATAAAAACTATGGCTTGTTCATTAACAACTGGACGTAAAGTACCTTGTAAATCGGCAGTAGGTGGTATTAAAACTATTTACTTTGCTGACTATGGAACTTTAGGAGATGCTACTATCGTAGCAGGAGAGATTACTGGTTTAGCAGGAACTCCAGATTTTTTCCAATTTGATGTAAAAGGTAGTTCTGCTTTAGAAACTGCAATTAATTCATCAAGAGAAAATGGAACAACTTTCTATGAAAGTACATTAACTATGTCTTTAACATTCCAAGACAAAGCAACTCAAGAAGAGTTGAAACTAATTGCACACGCAAGACCTCACGTTGCTATTGAAGATTATAATGGGAATTATTTCTTATTAGGATTGGAACACGGAGCAGAGGTAACAGGTGGTTCTATTACAAGTGGAGCAGCAATGGGAGATTTAAGTGGTTACTCTTTAACGATTGTAGCACAAGAAACTGCACCTCCTTACTTTGTAACATCAACAGTAATTACAGATGATGCATCTGCGGTTCAAATTGACCCAACTGCATAATTAAATTTAACTTTATATTAAAGGGGTATCTTAACGGATACCCTTTTTTTATTTAATACATACAAAAAATAGTATTTGTTACTATATACTAATATGAAAGTATTAACGACAAGTACAGATGCACAAACTTTAAAAGTAATACCACGAGAATATGTGGGTACAGTTACTTTAAAATTAAGAGATGATAGCACCAATGAGGTTACTACTGCAAGTGTAAATACAGTTACCGATAAAGATTATTTAAGCGTTTCTTATGCCTTTAATCTAAAAGAGGGTAGATATTATGATTTAACTCTTTTAAATGGTTCTAATGTAGTTTATTTAGATAAAATATTCTGTACAGATCAAACAATAAACCAAGATACCAACGACTACTATTCAGTTAATAAAGATGAGTATGTAAGTAAAGATGGTAATAATGATTATATAGTTTTATAATATGAATGATTTAAGAGTATTAAATTTATCGACTTATACAAGTCCTAAAATAAAAGAAACAAAGACAGATAACTTTGTTGCTTATGGAGAGGACAATAACTACTTTCAGTTTTTAATTGATAGATATAATGGTAGTGCTACAAACAATGCTATTATAAATGGAATGTCAGAGATGATATTTGGTAGAGGTTTAGATGCAACAGATAGCAATAGAAAGCCAGAGGCATACGCACAAATGATTACTTTGTTTCACGATGATTGTGTAAGAAGATTGTCAAGTGATTTAAAACTAATGGGGCAATGTGCAATGCAAGTTATTTATTCAAAGGATAGAAAAACGATTGCAAGAGTTGAGCATATACCTGTTGAAACATTACGAGCAGAAAAGTGTAACGAAAAAGGGGAGATAGAAGCGTATTATATGCACCCAGATTGGGCGAACTATAAAAAGAATGATACTTTAAAAAGAATAGAAGCATTTGGTTATGGTAACGAGCCAATACAAATCTATTATGTAAAACCTTATAAGGCAGGATACAAATATTATTCTCCAGTAGATTATCAAGGTGGGATACAATATGCAGAATTAGAAGAAGAAATATCTAACTACCATATTAATAACATTATGAATGGGTTAGCACCAAGTATGTTAATTAACTTTAATAATGGTACACCAGACCCAGAACAAAGACAATTAATAGAAAACAGAATTTATCAAAAGTTTAGTGGTAGTTCTAATAGTGGTAAGTTTATTTTATCTTTTAACGATGATGCAAATACTGCTGCAAGTATAGAACCAATTCAATTAAGTGATGCACATAACCAATACCAATTCCTTTCAGATGAAAGTATGCGTAAAATTATGGTAGCACACCGAGTTGTATCTCCAATGTTATTAGGTGTAAAAGATAGTAGTGGTTTAGGTAATAATGCAGACGAATTAAAAACTGCATCTTTATTAATGGATAACACAGTTATTAGACCATTTCAGACACTTTTAATAAATGCCTTTGATGATATATTAGCTTACAATGATATTAGCTTAAATCTATACTTTAAAACATTACAACCTTTAGAATTTAAAGAGTTAGATAATGTTGTAGATGGGGAAACAAGAGAAGAGGAAACTGGTGTTAAGTTAGCAAAAGAAAACGAGGATTTCAATGACGAAGAAATGCTTAATGCTTTAGATGGAGAAGAAATATCTGACGAGTGGGAGCTTGTAGAGAAAAGAGAATATTCAGAAGATAACGAAAGCGTAGAAGATTGGGCAGGTAGTTTGGTAAAGGAAAAGAAAAGCACCTTAAATAAATTAGCTGACTTTATTAAATCAAAACCAAACGACAAAAGTAAATTAGATAAAAGTTTTTACAAGGTTAGATACGAGTATTCAGAAAAGTATTCAAGTGATAACTCAAGAAACTTTTGTACAACAATGATGGGTAGAACATCAAAGGGTGTTGTTTATAGAAAAGAAGATATAGACCAAGCAAGTTTTAGTGGTGTAAATAAATCATTCGGTCACAAAGGAAACAACTACTCACTTTTTAAATACAAGGGTGGAGTTAATTGTGGACATTATTGGTCTGAAAACCTTTATAGGTTAAAATCTAAAACTGAAAAGTATATATCAAAGGGTAAGGAAGTTGATAGCATACCGAAGAGTTACACACCAAAAGGAGAAGAATATAGGACATCTGAAATAGCACCAAAGGATATGCCTAACAATGGACATCACCCAAATTATAAAGGATAAAATATGGCAACTGCATTATTTATAAGTAGAACAGATTTAATAAAGAATAGCATCCTTGATGGGAATGTAGATACGGACAAGTTTATACAATTCATTAAGATAGCACAACAAATAGATATCCAAAATTATTTAGGTACTGATTTATACAACAAGATTAGTGCTGATATTATAGCAGATAATTTAACAGGTGCTTATTTAGATTTGGTAAATGATTATGTACAACCAATGCTAATCCACTATGCGATGATGCAATACCTACCTTTTGCAGCATATCAAATTAAGAATGGCGGTATCAGTAAGCACAATTCAGAGAATGCAGAAAGTGTTTCAAAGGATGAGGTTGATTATTTAGTAAATAAGGAAAGAAACTTTGCAGAGTATTATACTCGTAGATTTATAGATTATATTAGTTTCCACGAAGAAGATTTTCCAGAGTACAATAGTAATAACAATGAGGACATAAGTCCCGATACAAATGATTTATTCAATGGATGGGTGTTATAAACCAAAAAAAGAAAACATTGTTAAACTTAAAAAGTATTTAACAAAAGATAAAAAAGAAAAAGATGGCAAACGAAATATACGATAGCACTTGGTGGGGTAATACGATTGATACTGCATCTTCTATTGGTACATCAACAGAGATGATACAAGGTCAGTTCAATCTTACGAAGTTAGGAGATGAATTAGTTACTAATGGAAGTTTTGCTACTGATAGTGATTGGATTAAACTTAATGGTACTACAATAAGTGGAGGTGTTGCGAGAGTTGTCGCTGATGGAAATATTGAAGCTGGTTCAAGTAACTGGACTTTAAAACAAACAGTATTTGAGGAAAATAAAACATACCAAGTAACATTTAGAGCAAGACAAGTATCTGGTAGTGGAACATTTCAAGTAGGTAGAGATTACTATTCTTTTGTAGACAAAGTTATAACCTCAAGTTTTGTAGAATATAGTTTTACAGTTAATTCTGAAAGTTTAAATTTTGATGGTTATTTAGTTTTTGGTGGAAGAACAAGTGGAGATGTGTTTGAAGTTGACAACGTATCAGTAAAAGAAGTAAGAGCAACAACAGTAGAAGCTAAAAAATGTTTAGCTGATACAATTCATAGAATAGGATTACAAGACATACAAAACTAAAAACAATGGCAAAACCAAAATTAGCATTAATACCAGCTGCACAAGGCACAAGTTTATACTCCGTACTACCATCGAGTGGTGTGGGAGATTTCAGCTTTACTCGTAGCGGTTCGGCAACAAGAATAAACGCACAAGGACTAATAGAAACAGTTGCAAGTGGTGTTTCAAGATTAAACTACCCATTGATTGATGGTGTTGTAAAAGGATGTCCACATCACATTTTAGAGCCACAGAGATTGCAGTTAGTACAGTATTCAGAAGATTTTAGTAATTCTTATTGGGGTACAGCAAGAATAGAAACGCCTTATATTGCAGATGTTTTATCGCCAGATGGAACTTTAAATGCATATACTTTAGAAATATCAAGCGGACAAACTGGTGGCGGTGGAGTTTTTAAAGGATTATCTGTTACTGGAGATAATAGTTTTTCTGTATTTGCAAAGAAAAAAACTGCTAATTATTTAGCTTTAGGAGATACTGGATTAACAACTAATGCTGTTTATTTTGATTTAGAAAATGGAGTTGTAGGAACTACATATAACGCAACTGGAGAGATACAAGATTTTGGTAATGGGTGGTACAGATGCACAATGAAATACACTTTAACATCTACTGGTAATAAATTTATCTATTTATCAAATATAGATGGAACAATAATTGGCGGTGTTGTTGGTGGCGATAGTATTTACATATACGGCGCACAAATTGAAAGTGGTTCTTTTCCAACCTCTTACATTCCCAACTACGGAACTGCTGCTGGTGTTACTCGTTCAGCTGAAACTGCTACTGGTTCTGGAGATGCAGATACTTTTAATGATAGTGAGGGTGTTTTGATGGCAGAGATAAGTGCATTAGCTAATGATGGAATAAGAGTAATTACATTATCTAATGGAAGTAATGCGGAAAGAATACTTTTATCTTATAACCAAAATGGTAGATTAGATGTAAATATTATTGAAAACGACAGTTATCAAGCTGTTTTTAATTACACAAATATAAATTCAATTGAATTTAATAAAATATTGATTTCTTATAAGCAAAATGATTTTAAACTTTGGTTAAATGGTTTTCAAGTAGGTAGTGTTGAAAATGGAAACACTCCAGTAGGTCTAAATACATTAAATTTTGGTGCAACTTATAATGCGTCTGTTGAATCTTTCTACGGTAACACTAAACAACTTCAATACTTTGACACTGCATTAACAAATAGCGAATTAGAACAACTAACGTCTTGGGTATCTTTTCAAGAGATGGCTGAAGGACAATTATACACAATAGAATAGATATGGCACAAACTTTAAAATTCGGTAACGGAACTTGGGCAACTAAAAAGGGTTCTACTCTTGCTTATAATGATGAGGATGGAAACTATAAACCATTACCATTTACATATACTGGTGCTGGTAAAGGTACAAGAGTTAACAAAGAGGGTTTAATTGAGGTTGTAGAAAACGACAGACCAAGAATAGATTATTTAGATAGCGAAGATGGTGTATTTCTTTTGGAAAAGGCATCGACAAATTTGGTTACTTATTCAGAAGATTTTAGTAATGCTGCTTGGACTAAAACTGGAGCAACTACTGTTGCATCTAATACAGTTATTTCTCCAGATGGTAATTTAAATGGAAGCACAATAAGCGGTTTAACTGGTAGTGGTAGTAATGATATTTATTTTATAACTGGAGTAAATCCAGCAAGTAAAACATATTGTGCATCGGTTTATTTAAAAGGAGAGGGTACGTTGCGACTACAAACATCAAACAACGTAAATCAAGGTATTTCTAAAACTATTACTCTAACAAGCAACTGGAAAAGACATTCAGTTATAGGAACTTTTAATTCTACATCTGGTAATTTATCAGTTACAATCGATGACACTACTGCAACTGCTACTCAATTTGATATTTGGGGAGCAATGCTTGAGGAAAATTCAATAGCATCTTCATACATCCCAACACAAGGCACAATCCAAACTAGAGTGGCTGAAACTGCAAGTGGTTCTGGAAACTCGGAAGTATTTAATAGTTCAGAGGGGGTATTGTTTGTAGAAATGAGTGCTTCTGATAATAATTCAAGAATATCATTAAGTGATGGAAGTACAAGCAACAGAGTATCTTTTAAAATTACTGATGATAATATAGATTTTCAATACAGAGTAGGAGGGAATTATTCATATAGAGTAAATGTGGATGTAAATAATTATTTAAATAATAAGATACTAATGTCATATAATAATGGGTTATTTGTTGGTTATTTAAACGGATTTCCTATAAGTAATAAAATTAGTGGAGTTTCTTTAGCTGATGGGGTTGTAAATAGGTTAAATCTAAATGATGGAGATGCTTCCGATGGTTTTAAAGGTAGGATAAAAGAAATTGGCTACTACGATGAAATTTTAACAGACGAAGAATTGGAGTATATGACAAGTTATAGGTCATTATCAGCAATGTTAAAAGAATTAAATATAAAAGCATTATAAAATGGCAAAACAATTAAAATTTGGTAATGGAGAATGGTATGGAGCAGATGGCTCTATCCTTGCATACAACGATTTAAACGATAACTATAAGCCACTTCCTTTCAAATTTGAGCGTGGAAGTTCAGCAACAAGAGTAAATAAAGAAGGGTTGATTGAATTAGTTGGTAGTAATCAACCAAGAGTAGATTATAAAGACAGTAGTGATGGTGTGTTTCTTTTGGAGAAGGAAGCTACAAATTTAGTTAATTATAGTAGTGATTTATCCGTTCTGTCTAAAGTATCAGTAGGAACTGCATCTTCCCCAGTTGCAACTGCAAATTACGATATTGCACCAGATGGAACAATGACTGCAACGAGAGTTGTTTTTGATTTAAACGGAGGCAATACATATAACGATAGAAGTATATTAAGACAAGCTATACCAGTAGGTAGTAATTATTACTTTTCTATTTATGTAAAAAGTACAAATGGAACAGAACAAAAAGTTTTTTGGCACGATGGAGGAGAAGTAACGCCAGTAACAGTAACTAATGAATGGAAAAGAATTACTTATGACGCAAGAAGTAATGTATCTTATGGAGGAATTGCTTTAAATGGATTAGATGGTGTAGATACATCTGACATTTTAGTATGGGGTTTTCAAATAGAAACTGGAAACGTAGCATCTTCCTACATCCCAACCTCTGGCTCAACAGTACAACGTGCTGCTGAAACCGCTTCTGGTTCTGGTAGTTCTGGAGTTTTTAATGATAGTGAGGGAATTCTATATGCCAACATAGCTGCGAATGCTGATGATTCAACTTATAGAAGTATAAGTATCAATAATGGCTCAACATCAAACTATGTACAAATAGGGTTTGACTCATCTGGTTCAAATAAAATATTTGGTAACATTAGACCAAGTGGTAGTTCTTTTTCAGTAACTACAAGTAATATAGTCAATTTTAATAAGGTTTTAATAAAATATAAAGTTAATGATTGCTCTCTTTGGATTAATGGATTCGAAGTTGGTATTGACTTAAACGGAGTAGTTCCTTCTGGATTAAATGAATTAGGTTTTGATACTGGAGGTGTTGCAACTTGGTATGGTAAAGCAAAAGAAATAGCATACTATGATGAAATTTTGACAGATGAAGAATTGGAGTATATGACAAGTTATAGGTCATTATCAGAAATGTTAAAAGAATTAAATATAAAAGCATTATAAAATGGCAAAACAATTAAAATTTGGTAATGGCGAATGGTATGGAGCAGATGGCTCTATCCTTGCATACAACGATTTAAACGATAACTATAAGCCGCTTCCTTTCAAATTTGAGCGTGGAAGTTCAGCAACAAGAGTAAATAAAGAAGGGTTGATTGAAGTAGTTGGTGGTAATCAACCAAGAATAGATTATAAAGACAGTAGTGATGGTGTGTTTCTTTTGGAGAAGGCAGCTACAAATTCAATTACTTATTCGGAAGATTTTAGTAATTCAGTATGGAGTACTTGGCAATCAACTAAAACATTATCAAATAACATTAATCCAAAAGGAACAAATGGTTACTACGAAATTTCACATACTGGAAGTTCATCAGATAATCCAAATACAAGATTAACAAATGTTTCTTTAAATGGTTCTTATACGTTAAGTTTCTTTATTAAAATAAATCAGTCAAGGTATATTTCTTTATCAATAGAAGATTATAATGGAGATAGAGCAAGAGTGTACTTTGATACAATAAATAAAACATTTACAACAATTAGTAATGTAGGTTCTCCTATAACTAATACATCTTATAGTGAATTTTCAAATGGTTGGATTAGAATATCACTATCAGTAAACTTATTAAATGCAGTTTACGATGAAGTAGGTATAGGTATATACAACCCAAGTGGTTCTTTTCCATCTGCAAGTGGAGAAGTTATTTCTGTTTTTGGAGCAATGATTGAACAAGGCAGTTACGCATCTTCATACATCCCAACACAAGGTTCTACTCAAACTCGTTTAGCTGAAACTGCTAATGGTTCTGGTAGTTCTGGAGCGTTTAATGATAGTGAAGGTGTACTATTTGCTAATATACAAGGATTAAATGAAGTTTATAGATTAGGTATTTCAGAAAATGCATCAACCTCTAATAGAATTTTAATAGGTCAAAGTAGTAGCTTTTTATCATATGTAGTTACCTCTGGTTCAACACCAGTTGTAAATAATAATGTTAGTGGATATGGATTAAATCAAAAATTAAAAATAGCTGCTAAATACAAGCAGAACGATTTCGCTTTATGGGTAAATGGTTTTGAGGTTGTTACAGTTTCAAGTGGTAATACACCAACTAATTTAAACTCATTAGATTTTAAGGGTCAAGGGGCTAATGCTTACATAAAAACAAAAGAATTAGCATACTATGATGAAGTTTTGACAGACCTTGAATTAGAAACGCTTACATCTTACAGAACTTGGGAAGAAATGGTAAACGAATTAAACTTAAATATTATACACAATGAGTAATACACTTAAACTGGGTAACGGACAATGGGCAACTGGTAAAGATACCTTGCTTGGGTACAATTCAGAAAATAACAATATAAAGCCATTACCCTTTTCATTCAGCAGAGATAGTAGTGCTACTGTTGTAAACAAAGATGGTTTAATCGAAACTGTTGGTAGTGGAAAACCAAGAATAGATTTTAAGGATAATACTAAAGGTGCTTTGTTGTTAGAGCCAGAGAGGAGAAATATAGTTTTAACAAGTGCAAGTGGTACTTATGGTAATAATCCAGCATCTGAAACAAATATAATTTCTCCAGATGGCACAAACAACGCAGTAATACCAACCCCCAATGGTAATTCTGATAGATACCAATACACAATAAGCGGAGGAACATATTCTACAAACACAAAACTGGCTTATTCTTGGTATAGAAAAAGAATATCCACACCTATTGATGTTTCTAAAATAGGAGATTTACTTTTAGCTTCTATACAAAACGCTACACAAGTAGGTTCAACAACTAAAATAGAAAGTGATGTAAATGGTTTTGATAGATTTCAAGCTATTTTTAATATAACTGATGGTTCTGCTACAAGTATTATTAGAGGGTATTTTGGTTCAGTTTTAGGTATAGGTAATTCATCAGTTGCTTACTGGGGACACCAAGTCGAACAAGGCAGTTACGCTACATCGTATATTCCTACATCTGGAAGTGCAGTAACGAGGGTTGCAGATAGTTGTAGTAATGGTGCTAATGACCAAGTAATAAATTCAACAGAGGGTGTATTGTATTATGAAGCAACTTATATTGATGGAAGTGATTATAATTCCATAACTGTTTCAAATTCATCTGGTTCTGAAAAATCAAGAACTTGGTATGATGATACTAATTTAATTTTTGCAAGTTATGTTAATAATGTTAATCAAACATTTATAGCATATCCTATTTTTAAAAATATAAATTATAAAATAGCTATAAGATATAAGTTAAATGATTTTGCTTTGTATGTAAATGGAAATAAAGCAACAAATATAGTGGTAAATTTAGGTGGTGTTTCTCCACAAAATTCATACAATAAATTAAGTTTTAATAGTGGAGATATTTATAGTAAATTCTTTGGAAACATAAAAGATTTAAAATTATACAACACCGCATTAACAGACCAAGAATTAATTGCATTAACAACAATTTAACAAGAGTAACAAATACACATATTAAACTAACAAGAGTAAATTAATAAATTATGAAAATCGGTAAATATCAATTCGACAGTAGAGAAGCAGCACAAACAAAGATTGATGCTTTAGGTACAGAAACAGATGAGGATGGAAACGAGTATCCAACTCACAAACACACAATCGTACATTTAGGAAACATTGTACTAACCCCAGCAGTAATTGACGAAGATGGAGAAGTAGAAACAGAAGCAGTATTATCTGACGATTGGCACGTTGATGTGTTATGGTCTGGATTAGAACCTGATGAAGATGGAACTATTAGCCACCCTTATGGATGGGCTGGTAAAGCAGTTGACATTGATGGGGATGGTGTACACGCTTTCTTTGGATTAAGCTACGATGCTTTAAAATTCTAAAAAATAAATAATGAGCAAAAGCATAACCGAAAATACAGAACTCACTTTAGATGTAAAGACATTGGTTATTATTATATC